CTTCTCGCGAGGCGCCTGAGTTGATGTTCTATAAGATAACCAACCTCCTTTCCACGAGCGTGATCGTGGAGGACATCGGAGTCCGCCTGGACGCTAAGGCCTCCTGCACCGTGCGCGCAGACTCGTGGGCGCAGTCGAACGATGCCCGGGACCTTGAGGCCAAGAGGTGGGTTCGGGCCGACAAGCAGTTCGTTCAGGGAGCCCCTCCTCCCGCTATGACGGTGATCCGGCCTCAGCCCCGTCGCGCGCTCGTCCCGTTGGATCCTCCTGTTTCACAGTCCCAGATCAACACTCCTCCCGTCTCCGGCGTCCCCGTCTCCCAGGAGTCCTTCGACAGGTTCTTGAAGAACCAGGAGGAGCTCATGAAGATGGTGACCGGAATTGCCGGGGCTGTCCCCGCCGGCATGGACGCTATCAACAAGTCGATTCAGGCGATGCCTGCTCCGGCCGTCGTCCCCTACAGGCCCGGCTCTGTCCAGGCCCACGAGTACTCTCCTGCGGCCCGCGGCGCCGACCCGATGTTCATCCCCGCCGCGATCGTCCCTAAGGACGCGCAGGCGAACATCAAGGTCCAGGAGGGCGAGGTGCAGACGGACGTCGGCTCCAGCGTTGACGCTCTCAAGAAGATGCGCAAGAAGTCCTGACCCGGCCAGTAATGTACTCTGTCGTAGGACAGATACGGAGACTTACATGAGCAAATCGCCGGAGGACTGTGGAGTTGGCCTGGACTGTGGGACGATGAACTTCGTCTCAGCGCGGAAGTCTGGGAAGAAGGTGACGACGGCGAGGGTTCGCGACGCGTTCATCGACCTCCCGCCTGAGCACAAGCGGATGCTCAAGCTGTCGAACACGGCCTTCGCTGAGATCGACGGAAAGCTCATCGTCGTCGGCGACGACGCCCTGAACACCGCCAACCTCCTTAACCGGGAGGCCCGCCGCCCGCTTCAGGGCGGCCTTATCTCCGCCGGGGAGCTCGACGCCCAGACGATCATCTCCCTCATGATGAAGCAGATTCTCGGGGAGCCGAAGAAGCCGGGCGAGAAGTGCTGCTACTCCGTCCCGGCCTCTGCTGTCGACGTCAACGGGTCGGACGTCACCTACCACGCCGCGATTCTCGGCAAGATCGTCAACGAGCTCGGATACTCCGCCGAGCCCGCGAACGAAGCCCTGGCCATCGTCTTCTCGGAGTGCACCGCCGAGAACTTCTGCGGACTCGGAATCTCCTACGGTTCTGGGATGACGAACGTGTCCCTCGCCTTCAACGCCATGTCCGCCCTGGAGTTCTCTCTCGGGCGCGGCGGTGACTGGATCGACAACGGTGCCGCGAAGGCCGTCGGATCGACCAAGGCCAAGATGTGCGCTGTCAAGGAGTCGGGCATCGACATCACGAAGCCGAAGGACCGGAGCGAGGAGGCTATCGCGCTCTTCATCTCCACCCTCATCGACTACACGATCGACAACATCATCGCCCAGTTCGTGAAGGTCAAGAGCGAGCTTCTCGTCCCGAAGCCCATTCCGATCATCGTGTCGGGCGGCACTTCTCTGGCCGGGGGGTTCCTCGAAAAGTTCCAGGAGCGCTTCGAGCAGAAGCGCGACCGTTTTCCCATCCAGATATCGGAGGTCCGGCCTGCCGGCGACCCGATGACGGCCGTCGCAACGGGCCTTCTCGTCCTGAGCCAGATGGAGGACTGAGACCTTTATCGGGGCTCCCGATAAAGGAGGCAGCCCATGCCCTACTATAAGGGAGTACACTTCGACCAGGCTTTTCACGGTGAGGAGGACCTCCTTGCCCATAACGCGGCTACGCCCGCTGGAAAGCCCGTCGCCCCCGCTCCGGCCCCCTCTGAGCCTGAGCCGGACTTCGCCGTCTCCGTCCCCGACCGGGCGACGCCCATCGTCGAGACGATCGTGGCCGTCGACGCGGAGCCCGACCCCTTCCCGACCTTCGTCCCCGAAAAGGAGCCGGAGACTCAGCCCGAGGAGCCGGCCGCTGACGACATCGAGGCCAGCATCGCGAAGACTCCCGCCGAAAGTCCGGACGCGAAGAAGAAGAAGACCGGCCGCAGGGGCTGATGAAGGTCTGGCTGATCAATGCCACGAAGAAGAGGGTGATCAAGGAGCTTCGGAAGATCCTTTACGATCATCCAAGGTACAGATCTGACTCTGAGAACGTCACCAACAAGTACTCGTTTGAGGAACGCCCACAGCGCGGGATAATCGTCAACAGCTCGTCGGCGGACCGGGTGCGCCTGTCCGCCGACAACTATGTCGGACGCCTTTCCTCGTTCTGCATGCTGGCGGACGTCGAGAACGCTCCCGGAACCACCGTGGAATGGGTCCGTGAAAACTTCAACGTCCTTGAGAAGGTCTCTCCGAGGCGCGACGTTTTTCCATCTCCGTCCGGCGTTTACAACATCATCGTCAAGTCAGTCCCGGACGAGGCTCGGAAGATCCCTGGAGAGTTCACGGTAGAGCCGCTCCTGACGGAGATCAACGAGCCGCTCATCACCTTTACGAGCTCCGGGGACAAGGAAGCCCAGATATCGAGGCGGAATCTGTACCCGGGCTCCGTCCGTCTTTGGCTTGACGGGCGCCGCGGCCTGGTCCCCGACGTCGACTTCGTCACGGACTATGAGACCGGGGAGGTGACCTTTCTGAAGGAGACTCCGACGGGCGGAATCGTGTACGCCGACTATCGCTATGTCATGCCGACTCAGGGTCCGTTCCAGTACGATCGTGAGCAGGTGAACCTGAACGCTATTCCGGGCGCCGTAATCGCGTTCGGCGACAGACCTCAGGAGTGCGACAAGCAGTGCATTGTCATCACGGACGAGCGTACGGACGTGGCCGAGGTCTACGGCGGGAAGTATGAGGTCTCGTTCGAGCTCATCGTGTTCTCCCGCGACGCGGAGGACCGGGAGAAGCTGGCCGACTACACGATCGTGAAGTTCCTTGAAATTCAGAACTCGCTCGGGTTCGAGGGTTTGGAGCTCCTTGACATCGCCCCAGGCGGTGAAAACGAGGAGGTGTACAACGACACGACTGACGAGTATTACTATGAGACGACCGTCTCCCTCTCCCTCCGGGTGGACTGGGAGGTCTACGTCCCCCTCCCGGTCACGATCTCCCGTGCTGAGAACACTTCGAAGGCGGCTGAGGTCGAGCACGGGTATCTCGACGGGAGCTACCCTCTGGACCTCCTACGCGGTACTACCCCTCTCGGCTCGGTCGGGGTCAACGTGGCCATTGGCCGCGACCTGAGCTTTGAGCGCGTCAGGTAACGTTTAGGACCTTGCCGACGTTCGAATACTTCTGTGACGAGTGCGAAGCTGAGTTCGAAGAGCTGCTCGTCCAGCAGGACGAGATCAAGGAGTACTTCGACCACCACCCCTGCCCGAACTGCAAGGAGAGGGCGGAGCGCATTCGCGTTTCCTCATTCAGCTTCAAGTTTGCCGGCAGCGTCAACCAGGGCGCTGGCAGCGGTGTCCACGGGAACAGCGGGGTCCACGATCTCGACTATCCTGTCATCGACAAGGCGGTCGGCCGGTCGGCCGAGACCAAGTGGCAGGCCTACAATGAGCGCAAGGCGGCTCGCGACAAGGTTCGGCGTGAGGCCGGAACGAACGCGGTCTCCCAGGCCGGGGACACGATAGCCCCTGCTGACGCCTCCACGATTCGAGACCGCGAGAAGGCGTTGAACCTTCTCGACAAGGCGAAGAAGTTGGCTCCGAAGTCGTCCGAGTAAGTCCTTCCCGCTAGGCTTTGTATGCAACGTGTTGGGTTGAAGTGACCCTTCACGCAGACGCATACGCATACAAAGACCGGGCTTTTAGAGAAGAGACGTATACGGATATTTAGACTTCTGCTCACTGAAGGGAGCTAACATGGGCATCGGACCGTTTACGACCTACGCACCGCCGGGCGTCTACGCGCAGACCGTTGTTGAGCCGGCGGTTGGCCTGCTCCTGGGAGGCCTTCGGGTCCCGGTCTTGATCGGCGTCGGCAAGGAGACGCTGTCTCAGACGAACTTCGAGATGATCCGCGGCTCTTCGAGCGTGGCGGACACCCCGATCTTCGGAGAGGACGCTGCGGGACGCTGGATTTCCGGCGGCACGGTCCAGAACCCGATCCTCGGGAACCAGGACGGCAACAAGTCGAAGTTCAAGGTCCGCAACTTCCCGATCGTCGACGGCAGCGGGCGCGGGTCCTCGACCTACGACGCGAGCAAGGTCTCGGTCTCGGTCAACGGGTCCCCGGTCGTCGTCGCCGCAGTCGACGGCCCGAACGGCCTCGTCTCCCTTCTCGTCCCGCCCGCCGAGGACGACAAGGTCACGATCAACTACTTCTTCCACCGCAAGGACACGCGCGGTGTCGACGACGTGTCTGACCAGATCACCGACGGCCCGGCGATCCTCGTCGCCCCGAAGGTGGAGACCTACCCCGTCACGCTCGGCGCGAACGACAAGCTCCTCCTCACGCTCGACGACACCACCCCGGTGACGATCACCCTCACGCCAGGCGTGTCGCGGACCGCGACGGACGTCGCGAATGACGTGAACGGCGCGGCCGTCCCGGGCCTCACGGCCTCGGTGCACGTCGACAACGAGGGGCTGAACCACGTCCAGCTCATCGCGCTCGGGAACATCTTCGTCGGAACCGGCTCTGCGAACGGCGTCCTCGGATTCAACCCCGGCGACTACACGAACCGCACGAAGTCCTTCCGCGTCTTCAACGGCCCTGTCGTCGACGGCTCGGACGGCGGCATCACGACGACCGACCCGTCCAAGGTGACGGTCACGGTGAACGGGACGCAGGTCCTCGCCAAGTCCGTCGACGGCGCTCAGCGCCTCGTCGGCCTCCCCTTCGCCCCGAAGGACGGCTCGAAGGTCCTCATCACCTACTACTTCAACACGTTCCAGGACACGTTCGACTACCTGCCGAACAGCCACATCATCACCGTCGGAAACGTCGGCATCGCCCCAGGGCGCCGCGACTTCCTCAACGGTCCGGACTTCATCGTCATCAACGACGGCGATCAGTCCAAGATTCAGTGGGGCACGGCGTTCCAGGTGCAGGACGGGGTCAAGACCGGAACTGCGAGCTTCGGCTCCAGCCAGGTCGTCGGGTTCCTCGTCGACGACAGGATCTTCGGCGCCCTCTGTGAGCGCTTCGTCGACACGACGACCAGCTCGGTCTCGACGACCAAGTTCGTCCTCCCCGAGGTCGCCACGACCGGAAACGGTCGCGACACGCCGCTCGGCCAGTCGCTCTACACGTCCGTCACGAACGGCCGCATCGACCTTCCGACGAACCGCCCGGACCTCATCACCGTCCACGTCGGCAAGACCTGGCGTGACGCTGCGTCCCGTCCGCCCGTCAAGGTCCTTGAGGTCGACGGTGTCCAGAACGTCATCACCCTCGCCGCCCCAGTCCTCGCCGA